CCCTTGGATACGAATGTAGAATAAAGAGCGAGAGAGTCGGAGACATATACCTTATATGCCTCTTCCTTCTCTCGCTCCCTCTGTTTAGCAAAAAGATATCTGATAAAAGGCTTTAATTCCCTTTTGCCTCTGTAATCTCCGTAGCAGGAGAAGAAGAGGCTGAGGATGTCGAGTTGCTCTGCTCCTGCGAATGAAAAAGGCTCTGTACCTCTGGATCGTTGACAAGCTCTAAGACCTGTATAGGAAGAGTTACGAGATTGAGACTCTTTTTATACTCTTCGACAGATTTGTTTTCGAGTCTTGCCAAGACCTCGATAACTTCCTTCTTGTGATTCTTAAGCATAGGCTTCACATACTTCAATGTAGGAACATTCTTCTGCGTGGAAAGCTCCTGTATTTCCTCATCGCCAAGTATGTATGTTAATGGCTCGATGATATCAGCCAAAACATCAATTGCCTCTTCGCCTTTAAAATCAGATAGTCTCATAGATTAACCTTCGCTTTCTGCCGCTGTTACCGTTACAACACAGGTTGCAATCGCCTCATCGCCGCTCTTGGTAGCCTTTGCCGTAATGACGCAAACACCTGCATCAACGGCTGAGATCGTGCCATTGGAAACCGTAGCAACCGATGTATCCGTAGATGCCCAAGCAACTGTTGCTCCGCTTGTGTAACTTGCATTGAGAGCAAGAGTCTTTCCTTCCTCAATGGTAGCCGCACTCCTGTCAAGGGTAATGAACAGAGCCGTACTGTCGCCTTCTCCAAGATAGAACTCGGCAGGGATGACATCCTGTGCGGACATGGAAACATGACCTGTGATCGTGATTCCTATGTTGCCTTTGCCCTTATCCGTACTCTTGATGGAGAATCCGTCTGTTGAAAGGCCATTGGAAATCTTGATGGCAATATATCCGCCATCGGCAAGGTCGCCAATCCACCAGATAGTAGAGAAATCGGTTGTCCTTAAATCCTTCCTCGGTCTAATCGCACCGCTCTGAAGCTTATCAGCCGCACCAAGCATATAGAGAAGCAAATCTTCGTTGATGTTAAGAGCTGTCGTGGAGATGGAAACTTCGGTCTCCGTGATTCTCTTAAGTTCCATCGTATTCTTGGGACAATTGTCGATGTCGCTTCCGAAATCCTCATATGTAGGCTTTACATTAACGGTGATTCCGCCTGTGGTAGCCGTAATCATATCGGATTCTGCAAATGTGCCTGTTGCAACATCGAAATCCTTGACAAGAATACCTGCATTGATCTGCAATTCTTCAAAAGTATTCTGAGGAATCCTTGTAAAACGCATTCCTTTTTCCTCCTGTTTTAGTATTCTGTGAAGAATTCTATTCCCAGATTGAGAATGACTCTTCGTATATTAAGGTCTGCACTCTCAAGCTGATGCTGTGAGAATGGAGAGCCTTTGGTAATGAACATTCTGCCATTGTCAAGCTTAATGGTATTCATTTCTTGAATCCGTCTGGAGACAAGGTTTGCCAATGTGTCCACTCTCTGCCATGAAGTTGACTTGTCATAGATGGATGCCGTAGGATAAACAGGATGCCCCAAATCATCGGTAATTACCTGATAGGTAATGTACGGATATTTTGAAGTTGCTACACCTGCATCGATGAGCTGTTGGATAACCGTATCATCGGGGACAGAATTCTCTTCGAATGCCAATACCCCGAATCCGCTCCAAAATGAGTTGTAAGCCTGTTCCTTATCCATTCTATGCCATTTCCCATTCTTCTGCTTCGACCGACCTTAAATCTAACGTGGCGGAGTTTGGAGTGTGTTTGTCATCGCCATCGGATGTCACTCTGTAATACTTCTCGTTGCTTTCCCGATATACGATATCAGGGAAGCGAAGCAAGACAGATTTCTTGGTATAGATTGTGTGGCGATTGTCGATGCCCTGCATTGAGGCGACAACCGCTGTGGTGGATGAGTTGAAGGAAAATGCCGCCATGATCTCCGCACCTTTCTCATATGTGGTGATAACACCGCCATATCCATCGGGTACGGTCACTTTGTCCATGATGTAGCATTTTTCCATTGCCGCATTGACAAGACTCATCTTGCACCTCTTAACCTTCTATACTTATTCAGCCTGCCGCCGAATACATCCTGCCATGTTACGTTGCTTCCGCTGTTAGGATTCCCACTTCCGCTCTTGGAGTAAGAATAGCCATTAAAGCTCTCGGAATTAAAAGGCGACATTGCCTCCGAATTGACATTGCCATACTTGGTCTGCCAATCCTTGATATCAGAGACAATGGCTATAACTGTCGCAGGGACAGCCATAGCCAATATCGTGCCTTTGAAATCTTCATCCACAAGTTTTGTGGCTTCTGTGATCGGATATTTGTGAACACCATCATTGAATGTTGAGCCGAAGATGCGGAAATACTGACCATCTTTAAGAGCAGGAACAGTAATATATCCGTTTTCGATAGAGAAGTTGCCCTCTATCTTCTTCTCCCAGAAGTTGTTGTTCAAGTAATCGCATACTTCGGTCAATATCAATTCCATGATTAGCCTTCTCCTGCTTCCTCAAGTGTAAGACCTGCAAGACTCCATGCCTGTGTCTTTTCCTGTGTACCCTTCTTCTGGATAACAGTAAACAACTGTGCATTTTTGTCTGTTACCTTGCATACACCATTCTTATCGGGATCGTTGATGATCTCAACGAGACCAGAAGAAACAGAAGGTGTCATACCAACCTTGACAGAAGTGAGACCTGTATAGGTATTATCTGCCATGTCGAAGCAGAGGAAATAGCCTTCTCCCCATACATCAGTAATGGGATTAGAGCCTGACAAATACTTCAGCGTACCTGTTACCTTACCATTGCTGAATGAAACATTGCTCTGCATATCGCTTACAGCGACATCGAACAATTCAGCCTCTCCGCTTTCAGCCTTGACGGAGAGGCTTACGAGGGGTTTGAGGAAATAGTTCCTACGATAACACCATCAAGTCTCTCTGCGAAGAGAGTTACACCTGCGACAGCAACTGTCTCTTCCTGCATACGGACATAGTTGCCATCCTCGTGGATTCCGATGAATCCTGTTTCGGGATCGGTTGTGAAATCGAATGCGTCACCGAGACCATTAGCCTCTGCTACGTTGACGTAGTAAGCTACGATGTTCTCTGCGGCTGTTGCATAAAATGTTCCCTTTGAGATCGCACCTGTCATGATAACTGTGCCGAGACCGAGGAAATTCTCGATATAGTTGAGACCGAAAGCGGTCTGAACTGTGATATTTGCAGAGCCGAGATAATCTGCAACATCCTGCGGATTAAGGAAATAAACAGCCTGTACCGCATCATCCTCGAAGAGAACCTGCATCTTGCCCCAAGCATTAGCGAGAGCCGCCTGTAAGCCTGTGCCTGATGCCGTTGCCGTACCTGTTGCGAGGAATGTGACGAACTGTGATCTGATGCTCTTCTGGATGTCAAGGATAAGCTTCTTGTCTGTCTCATTTACAGACTGATCGTAACCGCCCTTGAGGATAGCCTCTGCTGTGGTAGCCTTTCTCCACTTCTGGAGAGTTGCCTCTGCAACTGTCTCATATGTCGTAGCATACTGAGAGAGAGGAATGATCTCACCTTCGCCTACGAGACCGCTCTGGAGTGTTCCTGTAACCTTGAGAACCTTGAGTGCTGTACCTGCTGTTACGGGAATCTTCCTCGTCACACCAAGCATCTTCAAGAGATTCTGTACATTCTCGCCAAAAAGAGTCGCAAAATCTAACTCTCTTACTTTAGCCATCTGTGCTTTCTTGATGACATTGGTTTCTGCATCTGTAACTACATTAGCCATAAGATTTTCTCCTTCTGAAAATTTAGTTGTTTTCGGGGAGACCAAATAACGAAGGGTTGTCGAGCATTGCCTTCTGCCTTGCGACAGGATCGGAAATAGCTCGAATCTGTTCTCTTGTCATTGTTGTCTTTGCCCCATTGTTGGCAGGAGGATTTGCCGAATTAACACCCTCGGTCTTGGTGGTTGCAATGAAATCGCTCCACTCTTCCTTGAGTTTTGCTTTCAGCGTTTCCTCATCCTTGATTCCTTTCTCGGTCAATTCGATGCCGTTGACATCGGAGACCTTGAGAACTGAATCAATTCTCTTATCGGGAATACCGATATCTTTGAGCATACGTCTGAATGCTGTTTCCTTCTTGGCTGTGGTTGCCTTTGCTTCGACATCCGCCTTGTAGGAATCGTATTCCTTCTGTAATGCCTCGAATTTTTCCTTGTAGGGATCATCACCTGTCTCTTTCGCCTTAAGGTCTGCCACCTCTTTCTCAAGAGCAGGTACTTTTTCAGCTTGTTCCTTGTACTTGTCTCTCTCCGTCTTGATAGGATCAACTGTGTCAACATGAGCCTGTATTATCTGCTCTGCTTTCTCTTCCTCGATGCCCAATGCGGATAAAAACTTCCTTGTTAAAGCCATAATGAATCTCCTTTACTTCGGTATTAGTTGCTTTTAATATTAGATTCTGTTTTTACATATATCACAAATGAAAGCCTTTTTCAACAAAATGAAAATGAAAATGAAAAGCAAACAAAAACGGATGTCTCCCAAAACATCCGCTTTTGTCATCCTTGAAAAAAGAACTGGAGGCTTCTATGTCACTCACGCTAATTTGATTCTATCATTGCTTCAATGCCGCTTCAAGCATTTCTTTATACTCTGCCTGATGTGCTGTGCATCCGAATTGGATGAAGTGCCTTGCAGGTACACCAGAGGTGTAATGCCAATTTCCATCCTTATCTTGGAATGCCCAAGGTGTTGCCCTTCCGCCGCCATCTGAGGCATATTTACCTGTCCCGAATTCGTGATATATCGCATACTCGACATTCGTTCCGATATATACGCACTTCTCGTTCTCATCGACCACAGAAGAGATGCTTCCCTTCAATCTTCCTGTGTCATAAGGTGCAAACTTGGCTGACGTTTCCGCCGCATCTTCACCGATCGCCTTGAGCCATCCGTTAATCTGTTCCTTTGCCGCCGCCATAACCTGATCCTTGTTATCGGTAAATTTGACTTCAACTATTGCCATATCACACCTCCAAATAACCATTCTGGTTGATGGTCTTTAAGACCTTCTGATATTCCTTGGTCGCCATCTTCTCACGTTCCTTATCCTGATAATGGGCATTCTCTTGGAGATTCTTCCAATCGTCAGGATAGTTTTCCTGCATGAATTGCTTATATAACTCTTCGTCTTTGCTGTGGTCGATGCCTTTGAGTTGAATGTCCATTCGGCATCGGCAATTGTATATCTCTTCGGGATCACCGAGAGGATCGGCAGGATATCTTAGCGGAGTCTCAAGGAAATCCGCACCGAAATACCCGTTCTCATCTCGCACCGTACCATCGAGGATGAGATGGCTGTCTCTTGTTCGGCTGTCGTAGATACATGACCATACTTCCTTTTCGGGTATGCCCATTTCCTTAAGCTTGTCGGCAGATTCCGACCTTCCGAGATTCTCTGCCGATGTGATCGCCGTGCGAGCATTGCGGATAGCCGCGTTGTTGTCCATATTCGCCACTTGCTGTAACCGCTTGGCGGCATCATCCATACTCTCGCCCTTGATGATGCTCTGATTTATCGCCTTGTTCAGTTTGTCCTTGTTCCACCTCAAATCTTCGGGTATATCCACCTTCGGTTTAAGGACATCCTTGCCATCTAACAAGGCTTTGACGGTCTCCGTATTGTAGATTTGGAATGTACCGACAGATAATCCTGCCTTGTCCGCCGCCGCAAAGCCAAGGCTCTGCACAAAGTTAAAACTCTGGGCAACAACATTCGGCAAAGCACCATTCACCATAGCCATTGCCACTTGGTCTGCTCGCATAAGGGTATCTGCCATGGAATCGATGGTAGCCTTGTACATATCACTCTGCACGGTCTTACGTTGAAGCCATAAGGTGTATTCCTCTTTCGACATATCGCCTGCTTCCACCATTGCCCGATATTTCTCATTCTCTTCCTTGAATGTATCGGTGAATTTGGTGAATTCTATCATGACTTCCTTTGAGACATTAGAATAAAGAGCGGTTATGTCTCTCTCCAACCGCTCTAATTCTTTATCCATCTGCTCAGACATATAGTCTTTTTTATTGCTGTGTTTCTTCCGTCTCATTGCCGCCGCCTGTCATCCTTGCCATATCAACTTCCGCCTTCTTATCAAGCACATCCTCAAGCTTGTCCTTGTCGCCCAGAATGGTCATGACCTTCTCGGTGATGTATTCGTCATCAAGGTAAAGTGCGGCATTGACAACCGTCATTACTTCCTCACTCTTATTGACGATAATCGACCTTGTGTATGTCGGTTCATCCTCGACACCTGCCACCAAGAGAAGCCTTGAGATAAAATCGGATATCTCTGCTTCGAATCCGTCAAGTTTCTCATTAAGAGGCTCGTATGCCGCCTCTATCTGTGTTGCCGTGACCGCACCATTGGCAAGGTCATAGGTATTGAGAGCCATTGCATCCTTGTAGAGCTGTTTTTCGAGCCTGTCGAGCAATGCCTCTCTCGGTGCATAGGGAACATCGACAGATGTCGGTGTGACGGTCTGATCTCCGTCTGTCTGTGCCGCATGAAGTTTCCTCATCTTGTCGAGAAACTGTACCAAATCCATATCGCTCATGCCGCCTGCATTGGTAATTGTCCAATAAACAAGGTTGGCATCATCAACGGTATTGCAATAACCTGCGTTAATCAGGTCATATGCGTCAATCGTAGCCTTGAGCGGAACAATCTCACTCTGCTTCATCTCGTTTGCCCAACATGGTACAACAGGGAATGTCGGATAGTTTTGGAATTCATATATCTCATCCCCAAAAGCCTCGGAATACTGTAATATGGCAATATATCCTCTCTTCTGCTGTAATATCATTCCCTCCGCATGGTCTTTATCCCACATATACTCGGTAAATCCGTCAAGCTCGAACAGAGTTGCCCTCAGAGGCTTCTGTCCGTCTATCTGCCAAAACCTTACACCTGCCTTTAATGCTCCATCCTCCTGATCGTAGAGCGGAGCAAACTCGGTGATCTTGTATATCTCAACCTTGCCATTGTTATAGAAGCCAAAGCAGACACCGCCGACCTGTGCATTCCTTCCTGCCTTGATTATCTTTCGGTCAAAATCATTGCCCAGAGCCTCTTCTCCAATTCCATCCTTCCATGTAATACCGTTTCCGAGCAATACAGAATTTGCCTGCATGACATCACGATAAAAGAATCTCGATGCCACCTTATGATTGGCAGAGAAGTAATCGGGAATGCTCTGTCCTGCCGCATTGAAGAGAATCTTCTCATATCTCTTTATGGTGGTATTCTGTCCTGAGTAGTAATTCTCGGCATCCAATGCCTGTCGATAGATAGGGGAAGCCTTATGCTCGTTGATGAGTTGTTTGACAAAAGCCATCTTCTCTTTGTCGCTCTGTTTCGAAACCTTAAGCCAATCCTGATATGTTTTCATAGGAAATCCCTCCTAATTATGCTCATATGCACATTATAGCAAATATGTCAACAATTCAATAACCGAAAAAGCTCATCTGCTTGTAGCACTTGATGAACAGGTGTTCGGTGTTCACAAAATAACGCACGGCATCCATGCAATGATCGTTCTCTTTTATCGGTACATCTTCGCCCTCGTTTGCCGCCTTCTCATCCCACATATATAGGTCAAACTCATCGATAGTATTTTCGCACTTCTCAGAGAAGAGA